CCGTTGCGTCTGCCGGTCAAAGAAATCAGCAGCTTGATAATGGCGCTGAGCTCGCAGAAGAAGCTGCTGCCGGTGTGTCTCCGTCATTGTCGTCATCTGAGCCAGCCCACCATTCGGTACTGCAACCGAGAAATAAAAAGGGTCGTTTCAGCGGCCCGCCGCAAAAACCTAAAAACGATAATTAACCCGAGAACCGGGTTTCTTCAATCAAACATCCCGCTTGACTTTTCCAACTTTGCGAAAGCGAAGCAGCCGGAGATTTGCCCTTGGCTTTGATCGATGTGTGCACCAATGCCCTCCGGGCTATCGGAGGCGTTGAAGTGCCTTCCTCTTTTGTCGGCAACGGCAATCTGACGGCCCGCCAGTGTGTCGCCCTCGTCATGGAGGGAGGAAATTCTATCGAGAGGACCAATCGCTGGTCATCCCTGATTGATACCTACACGTTTTCCACCGTCACGGATCAGGCAAGTTACGACCTGCCAGCCGATTTCCGTGCCTTTGCGAACATGTCCCAGTGGGACCGGACCAACAACCGTCCCTTGATGGGACCGACCTCCGGTCAAATCTGGCAGTTTTTGAAGTCTGGTATCGCCCAGGGAGCCACGATCGACCGTTGGTTCCGGGTGCAGGGCGGGAAGATGTTTCTCCATCCCACGCCAGCCGCGGACGGCGAAACGATCGCCTTCGACTATTATTCGAAAAACTGGATCATCAAACAGGCCGATAATTCCTACGTCAGAACCTTTGCTTCGGACAACGACACGTTCCGGCTGGATGACGACCTTCTGACTCTGGACCTCAAATGGCGGTTCCTACAGGCCAAAGGCTTCCCGTTTGAGGCTGAATATAAAATCTTCGAAGCAACCCGGGACGAATGTCTTGCCGATGATGGAGGCAAGGGGCGGATCAATCTCGGTGTTCGGTATGTGCAGTGGGACGGGATCCCTGACACCGGCTTTGGCGGGGGAACGGCGTAAATGTCGTTGCTTCTGACCAAGGGCAAACTCCCTCAGATCAAATACCGCCCAACGCAATTCCAGCAGGGCGGCTCTGTCTCGATTCCGTCTCCCTATGGCGGGTTGAATTTCAGGGAAGACATTACGGCTCTGCAGCCGAATGAAGCCCGCGTCCTCGAAAACTTCTTTCCATCGTCAGGAACAACCCAGCTTCGCCCCGGTTATGAACTGTTCGGAACGTCGCTCGGCTCCGGAGAGACAAAAACTCTTTCAGCCTACGTTGGTCCGTCGTCGACCAAGCTAATTGCCGGCGGCAACGGCAAGCTCTTTGACGTGACCTCATCGGGGTCCGGAAGTGAGATCAAAACCGGCTTGACCGAAGATCGCTGGCAGACACAGTGCTATAACGGGCATCTGTTCTTTGCGAACGGCGTAGATGCGCCTCTCGATTATGACGGGTCTACGGTCAACACCACGGCGTGGTCCGGATCCGGACTGACAAACTCTAATCTCGTCAACGTCGCGCTCGTGAGAAACCGCCTCTGGTTTTGCGAGAATAACAAAGCTGACGTCTGGTATGGCCCGATTGGCGGCATCACGGGAACGCTAACAAAGTTCCAACTCTCGCAGATCGCCTCGGGCGGCTATTGCATGGCCATCGGGTCCTGGTCTCGAGACGCCGGAGACGGCGCGGACGATTTTACCGTCTTCCTCATGTCGACCGGTGAAATCCTGATCTATCAGGGCGATCCTGCGACGACGTTTTCTCTGCAGGGAAAATATGCCGGCGCGGTCCCTGTTGGACGACAGTGCTTGTTCAAGGTCGGCGGCGAGCTCGTCGTCATCACTCGTCTTGGCCTTCTACCGGTATCGGCGGCGGTTTCTGCTCCGAGCCGAGACGGAACACAGGCTCTCGATCTTTCCCAGCTTGAACCGTGGGGCAAAATCGCCAGTGCCATTGTTTCGGATGCCAAGCTCGACGGCGGCAATGCAGGCTGGCACGGAAAACTTCATGAAGGCGTTGTCTACATCAACGTGCCACAGAGCCCTGGCGTTCTCTCGAAGCAGTACGTTCTAAACACTCGGGTAGGGGCTTGGACGACCTACAGGGCGTGGAACGGATCGGCGTTCGAGTCCTTCAATAACGAGCTTTATTTCGGGGCTCAGAAGGGCGGAACCGTCAATCTTGTTGGGGCTCCTTCCGACAACGGCGACGACATTACAGCCAAAGCAAACGGGGCTTTTTCACTTCCGAGCGGACCCAGCAAGACAAACCTCTTTACGGCTATCAGGCCAAAGCTTCAGGCCAATGGCTCAGTCTCAGGTTTGATCGGTGTCGATACGGAGTATGTGGTTCGCTCGCTCGTCGGAGATTCCGTCGATCTCCTAGCCGACACGTCGACAACGCCGTGGGGAAGTCCGTGGGGAAGCCCGTGGGGGCAGCCCAATCAATCCGAACCGCAGTGGTTCACGATTCAAGGACAAGGGCGGGCTGTTTCTGTCCGTATGTCTGTGACTAGCAAATCTCAATCGCTCGAATGGTTCGCGACCGATCTTTTGATGAAGCCGGGCGGAATTAAGTAAGAGGGACTTTTAAAATGGCGCTGTTTGGATTGCTTCCGGACCCTCCCAAGGCTCCGGACCCGACGAAGGTTGCCAATAAGCAGCTTGGATATAACACCAACGCTGCGCAATCGACGATCAATATGAACTCGCTCGATCACAACGGGCCGTTCGGATCGTCGACCTTTACGAAAGATGCCAATGGAAACGTGACGGGACAGAACACGTCGCTGTCCAGCATGCTCCAAGGCGGGTCAAACAATGCGCAGAACAATTTCACCGCGCAGACCGGAAACCTGCCGACCGCGCCGATCAACTTCGACAACAACACGGTCGGCAACATCGTCAAAAGTAACTACGATGCCTATTCGGCATTGCAACAGCCGGGACGTGATCAGGCTCAGAAAAACCTCGATGTGACGCTGGCAGAACGGGGCATCCCGATCGGTTCCGAAGTCTATACCGACGCACAAGGCAATATGGATCGCTCCAATGCGCTCGCAGACCAGAGCGCCGCTGCAAACTTCCTGAACGCAGCGCCGGGTCTTCAATCGCAACTCGATGCCAATACGATCAATCAATATAACGCGCCGTATACGACAGCCGCGAATGGCCTTGGATTGCTGCAAGGATTGAATGGCCTTGTCTCGGCAGCGCCGCAAGGATCGGCTTCGGTCGGGGCTCCAAACTATACGGGCTTGGTTGCCAATAACTTCGACCAGCAGAACCAGCAGTATCAAGACCAGATGACAGGCATCAACAATCTGGTCAGCGGTGGGTTGGGGCTATTGACGGCACCTCTCAGCGGCGGACTGACTGGTGGCCTCATGAATACTCTCTTGGGCAAGGGAGTCTCTGGTCTCTTCAACGGCGCCACGGGCGGTGGATATTCTGGAAGTTTATCGAACTGAGGACTTGAACATGGACCCAAACGATCCGATGTCCGTCTATTATCCGGACGCTCAGGTTTCCCAGCAGTTTCGACTTGCCGATGCGCTACGCCAGCAGCCCGCCCGAAGCGCTTTTAGCTCGGCCGGGATTTTAGGGAACGCACTGAGAGCCGTTGGCGGGAATTTCGTTCAAGGCGGTGCTGATGAAGCCTTGCAGAACAATCAGACGCTCCGGGCACAGGGCATCAAGAGTGCAGCCAACGCAACCGATATTCCGTCATTGTCGAAGGCTCTGATCGGCTCGCCAGTTCCAGAACTTCAGAACATGGGTCTAGAGACGAAGGTCAAAGCGCTGTCCGACGATCCGAATAATGAATATCGGGTGAGAGCGGCACAGGCGGCGCAGTATGGATTGCAACCGGGAACGCCCGAGTTCCGATCCTATGTTCTCGCCGGTCAGCTTCCGGCACCCAAAGACCCGCTGGATCAAGAATACAAGCGAGCGCAGATCGATGCGCTGCGCACCAAATCCAATGACGTCTCGACCCCGGCCGGCCGCGCCGCGGCTGCACAGCAGTTTGGCCTTGATCCAAACTCAGATGCGGGACGTTCGTATATCCTCACCGGCAAAATGCCTCGTGAGGATCAGCAAGCGCTTACCGCCACAGACAAGAAAGCCATCCTTGAAGCCGACGACATGATCGGCACCAATAAGGCCGTCTTGCAGGCATTGGATGAAGCTTCGAAGCTGAACGACAAAGCCAACGCTGGGTTTGGCGCGGGTGCGCGCGCATTCGTCGGAAATAATCTGCCCGACCTCATGGTTCCTGATTTCGTCTCAAGTCCAGAAAGTTCGGAAGCGACAGCCAATCTCGACAACGCTGTCGTCGGCCAGGCGCTGACACAGCTTCGGGCGATTTTTGGCGGTAACCCAACGGAAGGCGAACGCAAGGTTCTTCTGGACCTTCAGGGGTCTTCAAGTCAACCGAGAACGGTCAGAGCCGAGATCTTTGCTCGAGCTCGCCGTGCTGCGGAGTCGCGCTTGCGTATGAATGAAGAACGCGCCAACGCACTCAGAGGCGGCACGTTCTATAAACCGGGCTCCGGTGCACAGGCTACTTTTGACGGTGCTACCCCAGAATCATCAGCGCCTGAAACTAAGACCATCAACGGCAAGACCTATCAGAAGATCAATGGTCAGTGGTACGAACAATGAAACCGGTGACCGACCCAACGCTGATTTCGGCTCTGGACTCGGCACCGACAGCCGCATCAGAAGCACCGAAGATCTCCGCCGTTCGAGACCCTGCCACGCTCGCACAGTTGGACTATGGCATTGATCTGACAAAGCCCGATGAAGACGTCCGCAAAAGCATCAATGCACTCCCTGAGACCGAAAAGCAAAAAGCGCACGACATCTGGGCCGATTACCGCGTTACGAAGCTGCGCAACGCAGGCTTAGACCAGCATCCGGACGCAGCTATTGGTATCCCTTTAGTAGGCGGCTTTCTGGATGAAGCAACGGCAGGCATTCAGGGCGGCCTAAACGCGCTGACTGACGGCCGTTTGGGTATGCCCTATGATGAAGCCCTGGCGTTTGAAAGAGCCCGTCAGCGGCAAGCTGAGGCGGCTAGACCGGCTGAAGCCGCTGCAGGTCAACTCGCAGCCGGTGCTGTGGCGGCTGGGCCTGTCTTTAGCCGTATAGCGCCGGCTGCAACTTTGGCAGGACGTATCGGACAGGGTGCAGCGCTTGGCGGGGCCGTTGGTGCGGAGGAAGGGTTCGCTCGAGGAGAAGGCGATTTTAGTAATCGCCTCAACTCGGCCGAAGCGGGAGCGACAGGCGGCGCAACCATTGGGGGCCTTCTTCCCATCGGAGGAGCGCTCGCGACACGAGCCGTTGGAGCCGCGGCTGACGCTCTAAATCCGACACTAACCCGATTCAGGCATGGCCCCGAAGAAGCGGCCGATGAAATTCTTGCGCGTCGCATTGAACGCGAAGGCAGTACCCCGGCACAAAAGCGCCTAGACCTCCAACGTGGGCAAGCTGTCGATGCGCGGCTGAACGCGAACAGCACAGCCACGCTGCCTGAGACGTTGGCCGATACGTCGGACGCGATGCAGCGCTTGACGGGCAGCCTCTATCGACAGGGTGGAGAAGCCGGGAACGTCATTCGTGATGCGCTGGAATCTCGCCAACGCGGTCCCGTAAATCCGTTTGGACCGCGCCAGCCCAATGCCGCGCCGGAAGGTCAGTCTGCGCGGGTCATGGATGCGACCGAGCGCGCCTTACTTGCTAGGTCATCGAATACTGCACGCCAGACCGAACGACAGATTGCAGAAGAGCAGGCGCGCCGCGGCCGTCAGCTTTACGAACAGGCCCGACAGAATAGTGAGCCGTTCGATTTGCAGCCTGTCTTGGATGGCATGGCCCTCAGGGCACAAGACTACGGCGGAGAGTTCCGGGGGGCATTAAACCGTGCGATTAGCCTCTTCCGGAACGAATTCCCGCAACGCCGGGCCGTCGACAATATATCGAGGTTCGACGCCTCAAAGCAGCAGCTCGACGACATGATAGAAGGGGCGCAGAGACAGGGGCAGGGCAACCTTGTCCGAGAATTGACGCGCTTTAAGAACGATCTCTTGAATGCGGTGCACCGCGTCGATGCCAATGGAAACCCAACTGCCAATCTCGTCTACCGTGAAGCCCGCCAGACATGGGGAACGGCTGCGGAAAACAGAGAAGCGATCGAGCTTGGCCGCAGCGCATTGCGTGACGGAAGCGAAATCGGCGTCGAAAACTATCGAGAGTTGACACCCGGCCAGCAGCAGCTTTTCAGGCTTGGATTTATCGAAAGCCTGCGCAACGCGCTGTCGCAGAAACGGCCGGGAAATGATATAACTCTGCTTTTCCAACAGGCGCGAGTCCGCGAGCTTATGAACGAAATCATCCCGCGTCCAAACGGACGTAATGCGGTCTTCGCAAACAGAGCCGAACGGTTCGGAAATCTGTTGAACCGCGAACAGCGGATGGTTCAGACCCGGAATACGGTTCTAGGAAATTCCGCAACCGCGCAGCGTATGCAGGACGACACCGCTTTTGCGGGCGATGCACTCGCAGGAATGTGGGATCGCTTCCGGCAATCCCCCTCACTTTTCAACATTGGAATTGAAGCCATAGGTACGGGAATACAGAAGATTTTCGGCTACCGGCAAGATGTTGCGCTGGCCTTGGCTCGGAGGCTTTTGGAACAGGACCCGACTGCCAGAAACCAAATTCTAAGACGCCTGAGAGCACGCGGCGGACCTGGACGCGTGCAGCAGCTTGTCGACCATGTTGATCGATCAAGCCTTGCTCTGACGGGCGCAACAGCAGCACAGATCGCACCGCCTGAGCCGCAATGACACGCGCCAGCAAGAACGTCTATCACCCCAACGGAAATGCGGACGATTTTAGAACCGTCGAAGATGCATTAGACGCCTTAAAGCCGTTTAGCGGATTTTTGCAATATGTCGTCCCGCTCACGGATCCTGGCGCGGATAGAATTTTATTCTGGGATGATAGCGCGACCGCGCTAACTTGGCTCCAATTGTCAGGTATGACGATTTCCGGGACGACTCTAAGCGTTAATGCGGCAACAACAGTATCAGCCGGCATTATAGAGCACGCAACAACATCGGAATATCGGTCGAATACAATTGGAAATCTGGCTCTTATGCCGGAAACGGTGTGGGACGCTGCCGGATTTGTCAGTCTGACAGATGCCGCATCGATAGCCATAGATATGTCGACGGGTTTCAACTTTTCCGTTGCAATTGCTGGAAATAGAACCCTCGCAAATCCGACGAACGCAAAGCCAGGACAGGCCGGCGTTATTCGTGTTGGCGCAAGTGGCGGATCAAGAACAATAGGCAAGGGATCTAACTACGCGTCGTCAGACGCTATCACTTGGCCAATTTCCATAGGAACGGGGACCGTTTATATTTATTACCATGTCTTCACATCATCGGTCATCATCATAACCGGGGTGGTTGGACCCAACTTCAATTGATACCTGGGACATTCCCAATCGCTGCAGGCTCGCCGCCACCCCTATTTCGATTTAAAACGTCGGCAACTTTCGTCAAAAATGGCGCTGGCGGCACGGACATGACGTTCCCTTCGTCAATTGTGCCCGGTGATTTGATTGTAATGTGGGATGTGGCGGTTGGGCCCAATGTTCCTGCCTTTGAACTGCCACCTGGATTTAGTGATGGCGGCGTAGCCGATACTTACCCAGGAAGTCCCGGTAACCCCGCTGGAATCATATTCGGTTATAAATTTGCGGACTCATCCGATGCTGGTCGCATCTATAACGGGATGAATGCGAACGGCATGAGCGCCACAGTCATTATCGTTTTTAATTCACTGACACGGCCTTTCACCAGCTATTCGTCTGGATCTCCTGACTTCGACTTGGGGGCGGGAGGCGCGCCCCCAGGACAAACCATTGTGGCCGGACCGAAGCCAACCATAAGTTTTGGACTCTATATGCAGGCGGGAGGCACGTTTACTCCTGGCATGTCACCGGCCGCAGATAATTCGGTTTCGACGCAGACTGCGACCGTTCCGGTCGTTGGCGCTATGATTGCTTATAAGATTTTCAATTCGGCACCTGTGAATGTTGCCGTCAGCCTTGGCACCAACGTCGATACGAGTTGTCTGGCCTGTTGTCGTATCGACGGCACCTAATTCTAGCGCGTCAGCCGTTAGACAGAGCCACTCGACTTAGCTCGTCCTTCACACACATAAAACTCGGAGACTCTCATGCCGTGGACCGGAAGTTCGGGCTCGCAATTTTTTCAGCGTACCGATGGCACAAGAACGGGTGCTCAGACATGGGCCGAAGCCGATGCCGCTGGCGTCGATATCATTACGACCGACCACGATACCCATGATCAGGATATCGCTGACGCAATAACGTCCTGTCTCAAGAACGACGGCGGAAACTCGGCAACGTCCAACATTCCGATGGGCGGGTTCCGGTTCCAAAATCTCGGTTCAGCACAAGCGGGAACGGACTCAATCCGAGCGAGTGACGTCCAAGCGAACCGCATGAGTTATTGCTCGGTCAGTGGAACGGCTAACGCCATCAACCTAACAAATACCGTTCCGATTAACTCGTATGTTGCCGGCCACGCGTTCCAGTTTCAGGCTGAATTGACGAATACAGCCGCAGTGACGGTCAATGTCGACGGGAAGGGCGCGAAGGCTGTCAATGTGGCCGGAGTGGCTCTCTCGGCGGGTCAGATCGTTGCTGGCGCATGGATCACGATTGCCTTTGACGGAACCGACTTTGAAATGGCAGTTGGCGCGACGCCATCGGCCGTTGCTGTCGGAACCGTCATGGCATGGCCTATGTCCACTGTTCCCGGCGGTTGGCTGGAATGCGACGGATCAGCGATCTCGCGGACGACGTATGCCGCTTTGTTCGGAGTTATTGGAACAAGCTACGGAGTTGGCAACGGGTCGAGCACGTTCAATCTCCCGAACTATAAGGACCAGTTTCTTAGAGGTTTCGATGCATCTGGGACAGACGTCTCATCGCGCACTGATCGCGGCGACGGGACGACCAGTGCTAGCGTTGGTACGAAGCAATCCTATCAGACAGCCGCTCACACCCATACCGGCACTACAAACGCGAGCGGTGACCACAATCATACGCTCTCGGGGAACGTCGACAACAACGACACGTCAGGCGGATCGTTCAACGGAAGCGGCGGCAAGGTTCAAGTTGCTACGAGCACGACGTCGACCAACGGTTCTCACACGCATACGTTCACGACGGATTCGACGGGCGGCAATGAAACCCGTCCTAAGAACGTCACCGTCAAGTGGATCATCCTAGCCGTTCCAACGGCTTTTGTTGCGACGGCGCAAGTTGCTCCCTATTTCTCCCGTCTTCAAAACGATGCAGCAGGGGCAAACGACACCTCTGCTCAGGCACTTCTCGCAAGCGGGCAGTCCAGCTTTACATCTCCGGGCGCATCGTCTTACGAGTTTGAGGGGCTGTTTGTCATTACCAGGGCGGCCGGAACGACCTCGCACACGACTTCGGTTTTGTTCGGCGGCACTGCGACGATTTCCGCCATCCTCTATACGATTGAATCGACGACGACGACAGGCGCTCCGACAGCCACAACCAGCAGCCAGATGCTCTTTGCATCAGCGGCGACTGCTACCGTTGCTGCCACCACATCTACATCTGCGACGGAAAATATCGTTCTCCGAATCAAAGGAACGATGAGCGTTTCTGCATCTGGAACGATCATCCCACAATTCCAATACAGCGCGGCTCCAGGCGGTGCTCCGACCATAAAAGCCGGGAGCTATTTCAAGCTGCTTCCGCTTGGGACTGACACTGATGCGAAATACGGAGCTTGGTCGTAATAAATCAGGCTACTTCCATTTTCGCCCGCAGGCGCTCGCCATGCGCGTGAAAATCGGGGGCGGGGTCTGACAGATGTTCTGCAACGATCTTCTGAATTTCTTCTTCTGTTAGATCCCGTATTTCGAGATAGACAGATTTTATCCTAGGTTCGGTTTCAGAGAGTCTTTCTTGCGGAATTGCAAGAAAATCCGCGACATATGGGATTTGCAGATCATCAACGGAGACAGGAGCGAGAACGGGCCAACGATAATAGAATAAATCGTAGTCAAAGGCGGCGAGTAGTTTCTTGCAGTCTGCATTATCGCTGGTGTTTGGGTCGGCAATGGATTCAAAAAGAACGTAAGGACGCTTAGTCTTGAGGATGTTGCTCATCCCCTGAAGGACTTGCAGTTCATGACCTTCGACATCGATTTTAACGCCGAGGTCTCCGGTGCAATTGGTGATTTTCCGGTGGCCATCGAGTGTAAAACAAGGCGTTGATTTGCCTTTTAATCTCGATACGAGACTGCCGAGCGCCGATTTACTGGAAACGCGCGCCCAAGCCTGATCGCCTTCGATGACGACGGAGCCTTTTTTATTGCTCGCGGCGGCCTCGTGTAGCGTGACACGACCGGCGAGGGCATTCGCCGTGACAGAGGCGCGAAGCTTCTCGCAGTTGTGTGCGACCGGTTCTATCGCAATGACTTTCGGTCCAGACTTCGCAAGCGGAATTGAAATCGTGCCAATGTTGGCTCCGACGTCAACAAAGAGTCCTTTGGTTTGCATTAGGCCGATAAAGAGACGGGCATTAACGTTCAATTGAGGGTTATTGATCACCCACTCGTCAAATTTGTCCGGAATATCGTCGATTGCAATTTTGTAGGGTCCCGTTAGTCCGTCGTTGATGTCGACGTATTGCATCGTTTGCGACTCCCCGCTTTCAGAGCGGACGAACTATCATCGCGAAACGTCTGGCGCAATAGAAGTGCGCCGCACCATGCCGCGTTTGTGAACACCAATAAGCACGCCTTGTGTGCGCGTTCTTAAAGCGGGGGAGAAACCGCGCCATGATTGAACTCGTCCTGTCCGTTTGCAGCATTGTGTCTGGCGCTCACTGCAGGGACGTTTCCATTGTCTTTTCTGATGTCTCTTTGATGCAGTGCCAGGTTGGCATGGCGGCCATGGGAGAAGTCGCAAAGTGGGCGAACGAGCATCCAAACTGGCGTGTTCATAAATACCACTGCCAGGTCCCCGGCACCTTCGCCAAGCTCTGAGGGGGTATCGTGATGCGATGGGTTAATCTCGCCTTCGGAGTCTTCTTCTCTGTTCTTATGGCGTCCATTCTCGGACTGATGGTCACGCTGTTTGATGCTGTCGAGTGGCAGCCGTTCTTCTTCAAGAGCTTTCTTGGGTCGCTAGCGATCGTCTTAGTTCTCGGGCTCGTTGAAGCGTTTTCCGAACGGCGCGAAAGCTGAGTTTTTGCGACATATCAGGCTGATTTGTCGTTTTCTGTTCCATAAAACCGGACATTGATATGACCGATCTGAGCTTCGAGGCGCTCGCCCCGAAATACGAGAGCCTATGGGCGAGTTGCGTGCTTCTTCCCAGTCGCAAAAGCGCAGCCGACCTTTCGGCCTCTCGCATCGTCGCAAACAAAGCCCGGTACGTTGAAGTCGAGAAGGCGACGACTGTCCCGTGGTTCGTTGTGGGGCTCATCCACGCAATGGAAGGTGGCCTCAACTTCAACACGCATCTCCACAATGGCGATCCGCTCTCGCGCAGGACAACGCACGTTCCGAAGGGACGACCAAAGGACGGAAACCCGCCGTTTACTTGGGAAGAAAGCGCCATCGACGCGCTGACGATGGACGGGCTCGACAAGGTCGGAGACTGGACGCCGACACGCCTCTGCTACGAGCTCGAACGCTACAATGGAACCGGCTACCTTCGTTTTCATCCAAGTGTGAACACGCCGTATCTCTGGTCGGGAACGAACCAGTATCAGCGCGGAAAGTACGTTGCAGACGGCAAATGGGATGCGACCGCGATCTCAGGTCAGTCCGGGGCCGTTGCGATCCTCAAATGCATCATGGCGCGCGATGAACAGGTTGTTGCTGTTTTAGAGCCGCAGCCGCCAGATCTCGAAACCGTCGCGTCAGACTCGCTCGTCCTTCCTCCATCGTCGGCCGACATTCTGAATGCGCACGATCTTGCAGCTAAAAGCCGGAAGATCGGTCTGATCGTTCGTTTGCGGAATTGGGCAGCGGGTCTTTTTGCCGGCGGATCGAGCCTATCGCTTGCGGACTTCGAAGACAAAGGCAGCCAACTGCATCAGATCGCGATGTTCTTCAAGGACAACGCCTTCGTGCTTCTGTTGGGCGGCTGTGTTGTTGGGTTCATCGCGGCGCAAGTTCTCATCAATTGGACGATGCAGGACCATGCGGAAGGCCGCTATCTGCCATCTAAGGGAGAATGACATGCTCTCGCTTCTATCGCCGTGGCCGTGGCTGGCGTTGGCTCTCTCAGGCGTTTTCGGGCTTTGGCAGGGGTATGGCCTGGGCAACCGTCTCGGGCCAAACGCTCGCCTTGTGGCTGATATTCAGCAGCAGCTTGCAAAGACCAATTCCGAACTCGTCGCGATCAAAGCGGAAGACGAACGCGCACACGCGGCAGAGGAAGTAGCGCGTGAACGTGCCGCTAACGCAGCCGGGAACATCAAGGCGTGTCCCGTCCTGAAGGCAGATGTGCCGCTTATCAACGCCGTGGGGAAAGAGTGATGCGAACGATCGTTTTCATTTCATCAATGCTTGCGATCGTTGTCATTGGCGGCTGCTCTGGCGATGTCGCCGTTCCTCCATCGAAGCTCGAAAAGCCCGCGGCTTATCTGATGGTCGCGCCCGAGCCTCTGTTCAATGTCGCGGCAGGCGACGACTACGGGCAGGCCCTGATTAAAACTCGAAAAATGTACGGCAAGGAGACCTCAAAACTCCGCCGATTGCAAAGATATGTGCGCGTCATCACAAAATAAATTGGAGATCGTTTCATGCCGGAACTTACATGGAAGTCGGTTCTTGATTTTCTTGCCGCAAGTGTCGTTGCTGTATTCAACACGATCGTCTCAGCGCTACAGAAATCCTACGAAGCGAGCCACAAGTGGTTCGCCGTTGGCTGCATCATCTTTCTGGGTCTCTGCTGGCTTGGCTGGGCCAGCCTTCCGACCGTCTCCGCAAAAGACACCGCTCTTGAAAAGCAGGTCGCTGAACTCTCGAGAAAGCTCGATACGCTTTCGTCCGACATCAACGGCGTTTCGATCAAGGTTGATACCTTAAAAGACATGGGCGGCGTTCCGGCAAAGAAGAGCAGGAAGTGAGGGCGGCCCGATGACCTTCGCAGAGATTGAGGGGTATAGAGATGTCCTCTTTAGACCTGATCTGGGA